CCCGCAAGAAACGTGTTGACCGCACTCATATCATCTATGAGCTACGTGTCAACGGAGACAACTACATAGGAGTCACTGCCAAAACAGAGACTACTATTAATAAGTCAGTTCTTGCTCGTGCAGCCAAGCACTTCTATCGTGCCAAACGTGAGAACAAGGACTGGCTGTTGTGCAGAGCCCTTCGTGGTCTCAACGACAAGAGCGAGATCGAAGTGTTGGTTCATGAAACACTGCGCGGCAAGGCAGCTGCCCACAAGCGTGAGGTAGAACTACGTCGCGCAATTAACCCTACACTGAACACGGATGTTCGTGGGGACTGATTGACAGCGTGGCAAAACACTGCTATAATACACACATGTTAACAAGGAGCGATATGATTACAGAAGACATTAACGTTATCGAAGGCATCAAAGCCCGTTTGAATACAGGCATGCTGGAGACCATGATCTACATTGATGCTAACTCAGAAGAGTTCACCCTAGCAGAGCTTAGGGCCTACTTTAGAGTCAAAGCAGAATTCCAAAAATTGTTTGAACCAGCCTAAGGAGACCCAGCATGGCACAGGTAGAAGGCAAGACCGTCAAGGTCGGTGATTGGGTAGGCTTCAAGGCTGATGTTGAACAATGTGGGCAGATCATAGAGATCAAGAGCAGCTACATGGGACATGCTCTGGTCCTAGAGAACAAGGCAGGGTTCCACGGTGACTACATTGGTGGGCAAACAATAACCACAGAGCAGGCCAGGGATTGTTGGCTTGAAGGTTGACAGAACTGCCGTTTGGTGCTATAATAGACACTTACACTAACAAACATAGGAGCGAACTATGAAAGCATTAGAGAAGTTTATAGAGCAGAAGAATCACTGGAACTCATTCTTCCAGGGCGAGCAATACGAGATCGCTACACGCCAAGGGCGTCAACGTGTAGCGGACATGATTGACTCTGCACTAAGTCCAGAAAACCTAACATGCGACGGAGAGCTGCCTAGAGCAGAGGTACAACGCCGCTACAAGGAATTGATGACAGCTGCCAAGCAGTTGAAGAAGTTGGATCCGTCAGTTACATTCTACGAATATTCAGAGGAGATTGCATAATGGGCACACGATCAAGAGTAGCAGTCATGCATGGCGATGTCTGTAAAAGCGTCTACTGCCACTACGACGGCTATCTGGACTACACAGGGCGCATTCTGTTGAGCCACTATGATTCCACAGCAGCAAATGCTCTGATTGCACGTGGGGACAATTCGGGCGTCAAAGAGACCCTAGAGGAAATGAACTTCTACGAGGATCGGGAAGCTGAGGGTGAGGACGTTGAAGAGTTTGTTAACAGCACTCCCTGGGCTGTGGCACACTCATTCGAAGAGTTCCTCGATCAGGTCCAGGGTTGCTATGGTGAATACTACTATGTCATGCGGGACGGAGTATGGTATGCGGGTGCTGTATACGAAACTGAGGGCTTGATCAAGAACGGTTTGGTAGCACTCAAAGACGCAATTGCTGCGATAGAAGCAGCAGATGTGGCATAAAAACAACAGGCCACAAACAGGGGTTGACAACTCCCCTGTTTGAGTGCATAATAGAGACTATGTTAACAACACACACAGGAGCGAAATCCATGCGTATCACACTAAGCCAAGGCCAATACGGCGCCAAAAGCAATCAGATCTATCCCGGCATTGAGCTGGATATGGTTGGGGACTTTGTCACAGAAGCCAACAACGGTTGGGAAGGCTACATCAAGGCTCGTTCAGGCTACAACATCAAGGGTGGCGGTGAGACCTGTAAGGTCTGGTGCAACCAAAGTGACATTGCTACCATGGCGGCTCCTGCTGGTGTTACCATGTTGCAGGCTCTGGCTAAACCCGCTAAGGCTGGCAAGAACGATGCTACTGTTACAGACTTTAGCCAGGTCAAAGTGCCAGACTCTGCTGTCGCAGACGAAACTGATGAGCAGATCATTGAGCGCACTAGACTGCGCTTTGAGATCCTCAAGGACATGACCAAAGCAGTCAAGACTGGTGACGTTCGTGCTATGATTGTCACAGGCCCTCCAGGTGTGGGCAAGAGCTTTGGTGTTGAAGAAGTTCTAGCCAAAGATGACCTGTTCGATCTCATGGGACAGCGCAAGCCCAAGTATGAGATCGTCAAGGGTGCTATGAGTGCCATTGGCCTGTATAGCAAGCTCTACAAATACAGTGATCCCAAGAACATCATTGTGTTCGATGACTGCGACAGCATTCTTTTGGACGACGTTGCACTTAACATTCTCAAGGCCGCTTTGGACACTTCAAAGAAGCGTACCATTTCGTGGAACACTGACAGCCGTGTGCTACGCTCAGAAGGAGTGCCTGACAAGTTTGATTTCAAGGGCGGTGCTATCTTTATCACCAACTTGAAGTTTGAGAATGTTCGCTCTAAGAAACTGCAGGAGCACTTGGCGGCATTGGAGTCACGCTGTCACTTCATCGATCTGCGCATGGACACAGACCGTGAGAAGGTTCTGCGTATCAAGCAGATCGTCAAAGACGGCATGTTGGACTCCTATGAGCTTGAGGATGTTGCTAAGGACGAGATCGTGGACTTCATCCTTGAGAATCGTAGCCACATGCGAGAGCTGAGCCTGCGAACTGTTTTGAAGTGTGCAGACTTGAAGAAGAGCTTCCCTACTAACTGGCAGAACATGGCCAAGGTCACTGTTATGAAGGGCATGGCCTAATATGAGTGAGTGCCAATACATAGGGTCAGAGCAGACCAAGTGGCCCTACACTATGTGTGGACAAAAGAATCTTGAGGGCAAGAGCTATTGTGCAGATCACTATTGGGTGGTCTACAAGAAAGGAAGCTCTAACCTCAAGACCAACACCAAGGCCATTGATGCAGAGATCGCAGAGCTGAAACGGCTACAAGAACTCGAGGAGATTGAAAATGTTTGATAGTATCGTAAAGGTCACCGTGGCCATAGCACTGATCATCCTGCTATTGGCCATTGGACCCTGGTTGGTGATTTGGGCCCTGAATACTCTGTTCCCTGTGCTGGCTATCCAGTTCACATTTTGGACATGGTGTGCTGTGGTTATCTTGGGCACGTTCTTTCGAGCGAATGTGTCTGTAAAACGGAAGGATTGAGCTTGACCTTAGATCAGCGTTCTGTTATTATAATAAAACGCTGATGAAGTTCAGCTCAACAACAAAGGAAACTTAAACATGAAACGTTTCAATCCAGAAACAAAGACTTTCAAGGTCTTCAACGCACTCTACAATGGTGCAGCTCTTACAGCAGCTCAAGCTCGTAAAATGGGTGTAGGCAACCTGTCAGCAGAAGTCAGCCGCATCAAGCAGAATGGTTATGCTGTTTATGCTAACCAACGCACAGCAGGCAATGGCGTGACTGTCACAGAATACGTGATGGGCCAGCCAAGCCGTGAAATCGTTGCTCTAGGCTACAAGGCCAAGGCATTGGGCATCACTCTTTAATTAGGGTTTCAAAGACAAGCCGATTCGCTCCCGGGGCGTCTTTGGAGGGTGTTGTGTAAAAGCAACACCCTTTTTCTTTGGCCGGCACTCTCCAAAAGAGGTTGACAGATTGGATAAATGATAGTATACTAGCATCATAGTAAGAACTTAGGAGCGAGTATGCAATTCACAGCAGATCAAGTATGGGGTGCCGCGGTAGCTGCAGATCGTATCAACGGGGGCTATCTCAAAGAGCCTGTATACGCTCAAAACCTAGATGTGATCGAGAAGCAGGCCAACAAGCAGATGGTCAAAGATTGGCTCCGCAGCAACTCCTTCTCGCTGGTTACAGCTGCAGATATCGAGAGGGGTCGTGAGGTTCGCAACTACTTCAACGGCTTTCTACTCAAAGAGATCGCAGGCAAGATCAACGACTTTGAACGTCAGGCCCTGAAGATCGCCCAAAAGGATGAGTTCACAGGTCGCGATATGTTTGATTTCGCTGTGGTCTCATGCTTGCCAGCTGCTATGCTGCGCGATCAAGCCAAGAACCAACTCACAACTGAGATCAGGTTCAGCACCCAGCTTGTTGCTGCTGTTGGTGATCGCATCCAGGGAGACATCGAAGTGATCAAATGCTACTGGAACCAGAACTATGGCAAGTGGCGTGTCACGGCCCGTATGGGTGAGAGCTTTGTGGACTTTTGGGCTTCTGAGGAGTTTAAGGGCACAGTCAGCATCAAAGCCAAAGTCAAAGCCCAGCGTGGCGATAATACAACACAGTTGAATTATGTGAAAATCGTAGGTTGACAACTGAGCAGATTGGTGTTATACTTATGATACTGAGAGATTAATTGTTTTAACCGTTTTTAACTAGCGAGGTCTTATGTCAAAGCAAACTGATATTTCCGTCCGTCAAGTAGGCCCTAAGGGTGCTATGAAGGCGATCCGTAAGGCGATTCAAACTCGTCGTCCTACATTCCTGTGGGGCCCTCCCGGCATTGGCAAGAGTGATGTTGTCAAGCAGATCGGCGAGCAGGCAGGCCGTGAAGTGGTTGACGTTCGACTGGCCCTGTGGGAACCCACAGACATCAAGGGTATCCCCTACTACAATGCTGATCAGGGCAAGATGGTCTGGGCTCCTCCCAGCGAACTGCCTACAGACCCAGAGAGCACCGCAATCATCTTCTTGGATGAGTTGAACTCCGCTCCCCCAGCCGTGCAAGCCGCGGCCTATCAGTTGATCCTGAACCGCCGTGTAGGCACATACAAATTGCCTGCAGGTGTTGACGTGGTTGCCGCCGGTAACCGTGAAGGTGACCGTGGTGTGACATATCGTATGCCAGCTCCGTTGGCTAACCGTTTCGTCCACTTGGAGATGAAGGTAGACTTTGATGACTTCCAAGACTGGGCTACGCTCAACAAGGTGCATCCAGAGGTCTTGGGTTATGTGGGTTTTGCCAAGCAAGACTTGTATGACTTTGATCCTAAGAGCCCTTCAAAGTCATTCGCAACTCCACGCTCTTGGGTGTTCGTCAGCGAACTCCTGCAGGACGATGACTGCGACAACGACACACTGGCCACCCTGATCGCTGGTGCGGTTGGTGATGGCTTGGCTACCAAGTTTATGGCTCACCGTAAGATTGCAGGACGCTTGCCTAAGGCAGAGGACATCCTCAGCGGTAAGGTCAAGGACCTGCAGATCAAAGAAGTGTCAGCCATGTATTCATTGACCGTGTCTTTGTGCTATGAGTTGAAAGACCAAGCAGAGAAGAAGGCCAAGGGTTGGGATGGTATGGCAGACTGCTTCTTCCGCTACATGATGGACAATTTCCCAACTGAGTTGGTTGTGATGGGTGCCAAGACTGCACTTACCAATTATGACTTGCCTTTGGATGCAACGAAGATGAAGAGCTTCGATGAGTTCCACAAGCGTTTCGGTAAGTATGTTCTCAGTGCTATGGAGAATTAAGACCTCGCCCATAGCAAGGGCGGGAGCTTCTCAGAGTTGCCCGCCCACCTTTTTTGGTTGACAGGTGTGTAAATAGATGCTATAATATACACATACTAAGGAGAGCGACACATGGACCCAATCGTAGAGAAACTAACAACTGCACGAGTAGGACTGCTACTCAAAGCGCCTTTCTTTGGCAACATGGCCACTCGTATGCGTTTGATCCAAAGCGACGACTGGTGCCCGACTGCGGCCACTAACGGTCGTGACTTTATGTATAACACAGAGTTCGTTAAGAAGCTCAGTGTTAAGAAACTAGAGTTCCTCTTTGCACATGAGATCTGTCATGCTATCTTTGATCACTTTGGTCGTTGCGGTAGCAGAGATCGTATGCTGGCGAACATCGCACAAGACTACGCT